TTATACTACAATGTGTTTAGGAACATCAACCAATCTACTACGACTTAAGTGGTCTATCGCTGCCAAGCATCAACGCAGGCAGAAGAAGAACACTCTAGTTGAGAAGCTCATCCGAAAAGCAATCTGGATGGAGTGCCCCCCAAGTCTAGCCCGCAAGGCTATCAATGGATATAGACGATCACAAGGTGAAGACTACGCTGCAGAGCGAGACTTTCTCCAAACCGACGTACCTTATCATGATCTACCAAGAGACTATCATTATAGGAGAGCCCTCAAAATTACAGAACGGCTATTCAGACCTACAAGGCGTCTGAAACCGATCGCTTTTCCCGACCTTCGTTTCTACCCATGGAACCTTTCAGTTTCAGCTGAGTTTCCATTCGACACAACTGAGTACATTCAGTTAGTTCGAGAACGTCAACGTGACGGGGAAGAAAACGACGGCAGAACATCGTTTCACAATCTCTACAATGAGATTTTCGAGCTCAATCGCACTTTGATCCACAAGATTAAAGAAGGTGATTCACAGTTTTGGACTGATGACGGAATTCCAATTCCCTACGGACATACTAACTTACATGTTAGATCACACCTCGTCGAACAGGACGAAGAAGACAAGCTACGAGCTGTTTTCGGTGTACCAAAACTTCTGCTTATGGCAGAGAACATGTTTATTTGGAACCTACAGAAAGAGTACCTTAATAAAGAAGGCTACCCAATTCTCTGGGGTTTCGAAACAATCCGCGGTGGATGGAGCAAACTCCTTTCCAAACTCAAAAGACGTGAGAACAAATCGTTCCTCAGTTCAGACTGGTCGAAATTCGACAAGTTTGCGCTTCATGAAGTCATCGATGACATCCATATTATGTGGAGAAATTGGTTTGACTTTGATCAAGGATACGAACCCACCAAATCCGACTCTCATCCCGAAGGGACAAGACTTGGATACTCTCACTCACAAACAAAAGAAGTCAGAATCTCAAGACTATGGGACTGGATGTGCCACTCAATCAAGCACACTCCTATCTTAGGTCCATCTGGCACTGCCTATCAATGGCAGTTCAACGGCATTGCCTCCGGTTTCCAACAGACCCAGCTGCTCGACTCATTTTACAATATGATTATGCTACTCACTTGCCTCTCATCATGCGGTATCAACATAGAGTCTGATTCTTTTACTATATTCGTTCAAGGCGATGACAGCGTTGTCGCCATGCCCGAACAATTTGACCATAGATTGGTCACTAACCTCACAAAACAAGCGAAAGCTCGTTTCAATGCAATCCTCTCAGATAAGAAGACAGTATACTCATCGTGTTATAACGATCTCAAAGTTCTGTCCTACAATCATGAGAATGGGATATCATACCGAGAAGGTTCCGAGCTACTAGCTCATCTTCTCTATCCCGAAAGGATGCGCACGCCTGAACAGACGGCTGCGGCATGCGTTGGAATAGCAATTGCTTCAATGGGATGCAATCGACATGTTTATAACACCTGTCGAAATGCTTACCATTTTTTGACTGAGACTTTAGGTCGCGAACCTGATTTCAGCTGGTTAGACAATGAACTGCGGAGAATGAACTTGCATGAGATACTAATCTCAGAAGTCTTCCCGTCGTTTGAAGAAACGTTTCTTCAGAATTTCACTCTCCTATCAAGGACTGAATCTGATAAGAATCGTACCTGGCCAACAAAACCAGTCGGAATCTACGGATTTCGCTTCCTTAACTCTTAGTTTCCTAGCAGGACTAAGGATGTTTATTTAATTCTTTTTAC